ACCGCTGGAGCCAATGGTTCTCAAGGTGCTACTGGAGCGGCCGGAACCGGTGCTGGAACTGGTGGTGCTGGAAGTGCAGGAACTGCTGGAGCAAATGGTACTCAAGGTGCTACTGGTGCCGCAGGAACTGGTGCAGGAACTGGTGGAACAGGTGTTGCCGGAACGGCAGGTGCAAATGGCGTTCAAGGAGCCCAAGGGGCTGCGGGAACTGGAGCAGGAACTGGTGGAACAGGAAGTGCCGGTACTGCTGGAGCCGCTGGAACTCAAGGAGCAACAGGTGCCGCAGGAACTGGAGCCACTGCAGGAGGTGCTGGAAGTGCAGGAACAGCAGGAGCTGCTGGAACTCAAGGAGCAACAGGTGCTGCTGGAACTGGAGCCACTGCAGGCGGTGCTGGAAGTGCCGGTACTGCTGGAGCCGCTGGAACTCAAGGTGCTACTGGTGCAGCCGGTACTGGAGCCACAGCAGGCGGTGCAGGAAGTGCCGGAACCGCTGGAGCTGCTGGTAATGCTGGCACAGGCGCTGTGAATGGAACTGCTGGCTCTATCGGAACAACAGGAAATTCATCAACTTTCGGAAATTTACAAAGTTTTACTGGTGGTACCGGTGGAACGGCCGGATCGGCAGGAAATGCTACAAACGGTGCAGCCGGTGCAGCTGGAAATCCTGGTGCCCAAGGTGCGACTGGCACTTCCGGAACAAATGGAGCTGGAGGCGCTGGCGGAGCAGCCGGTACAGCTGGAAATCCTGGTGCCCAAGGTGCGACTGGAACCGCAGGGAACAATGGTGCTGGTGGTGCTGGCGGATCAGCCGGTGCAGCAGGCACAGCTGGTGCTCAAGGAGCTTCAGGAAATCCGGGTACAAACGGGGCTGGTGGTGCAGGCGGAGCACCTGGTGCAGCTGGTAATCCTGGTGCTCAAGGAGCTTCAGGAAATCCGGGTACAAATGGTGTTGGCGGTACTGGCGGTGCTCGTGGCCTTGCCGGAACAACTGGTGCTCAAGGAGCGGCCGGTAATCCTGGCACAAACGGTGTTGGCGGTACTGGCGGGGCTCGTGGTCTTGCTGGAACAACTGGTGCTCAAGGAGCTTCAGGAAATCCGGGTACAAATGGCGTAGGTGGAGCTGGAGGTGCTCGTGGTCTTGCTGGTAATCCTGGTGCTCAAGGTGCTTCAGGAAATGCGGGTACGAATGGTGCTGGTGGAGCTGGTGGAACGGCCGGCGCGAAAGGAAATAATGGCGCTCAAGGCGCGAGCGGTAATACAGGTAATAACGGTGCTGGTGGAGCTGGTGGAACAGCTGGAGGAGCTGGTACAAAAGGTGCTCAAGGTGCGAGCGGTAATACAGGTAACAATGGTGCTGGAGGTGCAGGAGGCACGGCAGGTGGTGCTGGAAATCCTGGTAGTGCAGGTAATGCTGGTAGTCGCGGTGGCGGTGGCGGCGGAGGAGGCGGAGGAGGCGTTTTTTGCCAATATCAAACTACGTTCGCTGTTTCCGGATCCGCCGGGTCAGTTTCTGGCGGAGGTACAAATGGTAGTGGTGGTGCGTACGGGTGTTGCAACGTCAACGGTTGCCCCGGTACTGCCGGTGGCACTGGACCTGCAGGAACAACAGGTGCTGCCGGAACTGGAGCGACTGCTGGTGGAGCTGGAAGTCCTGGTACCGCAGGCGTTGCTGGCAATGCAGGTGCTACTGGAGCGGCAGGAACTGGAGCGACTGCTGGTGGAGCTGGAAGCCCTGGAACCGCAGGTGCTGCTGGTAATGCTGGAGCAACAGGCGCAGCCGGTACTGGAGCGACAAATGGTGGAGCTGGAAGCCCTGGAACCGCAGGTGCTGCTGGTAATGCTGGAGCAACTGGAGCTGCTGGAACTGGAGCGAATGCTGGAGGTGCAGGAAGTGCTGGAACCGCAGGTGCTGCCGGCAATGTAGGCGCTACTGGAGCTGCTGGAACTGGAGCGACTGCAGGAGGTGCAGGAAGTGCCGGTACTGCTGGTGCTGCTGGAACTCAAGGTGCAACAGGTGCTGCAGGAACTGGAGCGACTGCTGGTGGAGCAGGTTCAGCTGGAACTGCAGGTGCTGCTGGAACTCAAGGAGCCCAAGGTGCTACAGGAACTGGAGCCACCGCAGGAGGTGCAGGAAGTGCTGGAACTGCTGGAGCAAATGGCGTTCAAGGAGCCCAAGGTGCAGCAGGAACAGGAGCGACTGCTGGTGGAGCAGGTTCTGCAGGAACTGCTGGAGCAAATGGTGTTCAAGGAGCCCAAGGGGCAGCAGGAACTGGAGCAGGAACTGGCGGAACAGGAAGTGCAGGAACTGCTGGAGCAAATGGCGTTCAAGGAGCCCAAGGGGCTGCGGGAACAGGAGCGACATCGGGAACTGCCGGTACAAGTAATGCGGGCACTGCAGGTAATCCTGGATCAAGTGCCAGTACAACAAATGCAAGTTCTATAAAAGTATATCCATATCAACTTATTACTGTAACGGTTGGAACTGGAAGCGCGAATGGTGCAGTGACTGTGACTTGGTAATGGATGAACAAAGATTAAAACTTGTGATGAAGTGTTTTGACAAATTACCAGCGCATCAGCGCGATTGGATAAATAATTGTGAAAAATTGAATCTTCACGATGATCATATACTTCGCGGAGAAAAAGAAGTTGCTCGATGTATAATTGAGGTAGAAAACAATAATATATACTATAAGCAAGGTAATAATCAAAATTGAGGTGATGATGTTTAAGAGTGTTTTTAAAAATAATGAAATTGAGTTCTTATGTGCTGAAGAAGACTATGGTGTAATTCCAACGCCGTTTCCATCAAGTAAACATATTCCTGACTGGTTTAAAGCTCTTCCTCCAAGACTAGGAGATCAGGGATTTCAAACTTCAACGATTAAAAGATGTATGCCGTTTTTAGATTCGATGCTAATGGGATATATTATTCCGTTAGCAGCAGATGTACAGATTACATCAAATGATAATTGTTCTGGAATCACTTATAAATCTAATTTTTATCGACCTATGATTGAAAATCATATTAAAGAACAAGTTACTTCAGAAAAATCTCCAAATCCATTAGATCCGAAACCCCCAATTAAGTTTATGAATTATTGGATGTTTAAAACTCCTCCGGGGTATTCTTTGCTTTTTCTTCCTCCATTGAATAGACCAGATCCTCGATTCACATGTTTTTCTGGAACTGTCGATTATCCATACTACGAACAAGAGTATGTGAATTTTCCATTTACATTTAATCAACCAAATTTTGCTGGTATTATTCCTGCGGGAACGCCACTCGTACAAGTCATTCCAATTAAAAAAGATGACTTGCTTCCAAAACATAGAAGCAGATCTTTCACTGAAAATGAAACCAAAAGTACTCATTTAATGAGAACAATTCGAGATTTTGTTCATGAATCCCTCTATAAGGATAAACTTCACAAAAAGTTGCCGAAATAATGTCGAGTTATATCTTTGCTCCGGGTCCGCCGATTGAAACAACAACCAGTTCATACGTAATATGGGATTCTGGTTTTACTGAAGAAGAACTAGATAGAATAGATAAATATTGTCTAGATAATTTAGTTCCGAATCCTGCTGTAGTTGGATCTGACGGCGTAGTAGACCTCGCAATCAGATCTTCTCAAACAGCATGGATTAGTTTAAATGAGGAAACTGCCTGGTTCTATGATAGAATGGCATGGATCGCTCGCAAACTGAATAGTACTTTTTATGGATTTGATTTAACCGGATTTCATGAAGACTTTCAATACACCATATATAATGGTGAAGAGAAAGCACACTATGATTGGCACATTGATAATTCATCGTTAGACAGTGTTCCAAGAAAATTTAGTATGGTTTTGCAACTATCAGATCCAAAAGACTACGAAGGCGGAAATTTAGAAATAAAAGCCGGCAATACTCCTGATGTGGTAGATAAAAAACGTGGGCTTGTTGCCGCGTTTCCGGCTTATCGATTACATCGCGTAAGTCCAGTCGAAAAAGGCATTCGTAAAAGCATTGTGATCTGGGTAGTTGGCCCAGCATTCAGATAAATACAGTAGGAAATATATTATGACTGATACACTTGACCAATGGCACTATTTCAGCACTCCTGTATATAGTATCATGAAACCAAATTTTTTAGAAACAGCAAGAAGCGTATGCAACAAGTCGTTGAGCGCTATGCGTAAAAATAACAAAATAAATGAAGTATATCCTGTTGTTCATGCAGATGTTTCTGCAGAAGAAGAACTTCTGGAGTTAATTCAATATACTCTTAACACGAGTTGGAATGTATTGAGTGATCAAGGCTATAATATGAATGGTCTGCAGACATATCTAAGAGAATGTTGGAGCCAAGAACATCATAAGTATTCTTCAATGGAATATCATAGTCATAACGATTGTCAGCTTGTTGCATTTTATTTCTTTGAATGCCCAAAGGATCCTCCTAGATTGGTGATTCACGATCCTCGGCCTATGAAAACAATGACACCATTGTACGAACAAGATTTAACAACAATATCAATGGCCTCAGACAGAATAAACTTTACTCCTGAGCCCGGACAATTAATATTTGCCAACTCTTGGTTGGCTCATAGTTTTACTCGTAATTCTTCGACTAAACCCTTTAAGTTTATTCATATGAATATATCAACCCGACCAGATGTTGTCGTACCCGAATATCCAGCTACTGCAGATATTATATGACACGAGAGTGTGGAACATGTACAAAATGTTGTGATGGATGGCTTACGGGAAGCGCGAAAGGTTATAATTTTTGGCCAGGAAGAAAGTGTCACTTTGTGTGTTCAACGGGTTGTACAATATATGAAGATCGACCAAAAGATCCATGCCAATCTTTTACGTGCTCGTGGCTAGATGATGAAAATATACCCGCATGGTTGAAGCCGAATGAATCAAATGTAATTATGCAATGGAGGACTCGAGATGATGAAAATTTGTCTCATCTCGAGATAGTAGAAGCCGGTGCTCCTATGTCAGCTGAAGTTCTGAGTTGGGTAATTATGTATGCTTTGAATAAGAATATAAATTTAGCTTTTCAGGTAAATGGCGGGTGGAATAAAATAGGAAACCAAACGTTTTTACAAACAGAGATTAAAATTGCCTAACTTTCGCATACGATTTAATCAATCAAGAGGTCGACCGAATCGCGGTACTATCGATCATGTCTGGAGAGTATTCGAAGAAGACAAAGAGTATCTATGCAAAAATATCATCATTAACGTATCAAGTCACGGAGCTAAAACCGGTGAGGATTGGAGTATCTGCTGCGAAGGTACTATGAGCATATGTAGAGACACCTCTACAATTACTATTAACTAAAATATTATTGGTGAAATGATGAACTTAGAATTTTCAGAAATAAAGCTTTACAATCCAGGAGTTCTTAAAACAAAGATTCCTGCTTCTATTTTTGCTGATTTGACACGCGACTTACAAAAGCAAGTTGATAATAAGCCGGAAAAATACAATACTCGTTTAGCTGGACAATTAGAAACAGAACTTGAGTACTTTATTAATGGCCAATTTAGAAATTGTTTAGAACAAACTTTTTTTGAATATAGAAGAAAATTTAATTTCCATGAAGATAAAGATTATATTATTGATTCGAATGCATGGGTGAATTTTCAAAAGAAACATGAATATAATCCAATACACTTTCACCATAAGGATATTTCATGGGTGATATGGATTGCAATTCCTTATGATTTAGAAGAGGAATTAAATATGCCAAATGTAAGAGAGTCAAACTATAAAGTTGCATCGAAGTTTCAATTCATTTATAACTCATTCGATGGCGGAATCAGTACGACTCAACTAGATATTGATAAGACGTGGGAAGGTTCTCTTATTATGTTTCCAAATTATCTCAAACATCAGGTATATCCATTTCAAACTTCAGATGAACATCGCATTTCTATTTCTGGTAATATAGAGATTAAAAAGTAACTTTTAAACCAAGTGTATCTTTAATCCCACTTCGTTCCGTGTCGAGAACTGTACTTTGTTTCAGGATCGTATACAGCGAAATCTTCATAGCGAGGATCTCCCGGTTCCGCTCGCTTGCCGATACTATACTCGCCGATATGATTGACGATGTTATGGCCTTCTTCTGTCTTCAACTTACATGTCTGCATACCAAGTTGTTGCAATGACTTTGCTACGACATACTCGCTCAAGTTCTTCTCGCCTACTGATTCGGCATGAGGAAGATCTACGATTGATCGAGAAAATATACTTGACAAACTCCAGAAATATGCTTCTGAAAGTTCGCCTCGATATTTCCCGAGTGTAATGTCTGTTTCATAAGCCTGTGTTTCTTCTTCAAAGTCATACCATTTTTGGCGTGTCAAACATACCTGAGAAATATTCTTATGATCGTCAAGAATCTGAATCATATCGAGCAGTTTAATCGGATGATTGAATGTGACGTCATCCTCTGACAGATACACATAATCATAATCTCGCTCTCTCAGGATTTCGAAGGTTCGATTCCATATGTATGGCAAACCCATATTTTGTTGGTGCAAGAAGATCTCAGTAAAGCCAAAATTCTTGGCTAATTGAAACATTGTACCGTCATGACGACCTTTTGGCATATCATCGAAAAAGATGCCTTCGACTTCACATCCTTCAAAATCTAACATGTCACGCTGAGATTTTAATGTAGGAATCAAATACTCAAGTCGATTCGTCGACCATATCACTTTACAAACTTTCATCGCACTTGCTCCGTATCAAAGAAGAACGTCTGAAATAAACGTCCATCATATAAATCTTTACCAAAATAATCGAGACTCGCATGAAAGAGATCTCCGCTATAGAGAATCAATCGATTGTATTTGTTACCTACGATATCGACTTTATCCCACTTGGTGTAGTCATATGATTCGTGCTTGTTCGTTGGAGCTCGGTATTCTCCAGTTTCTTTATGCCGAAACATTCCTGTGCCAGCAGTGTGCGGTGCATCTGGTGACAAGTAACATACGCCAGCCCACGTACTCGTATGATCGCAATGAATCCACGTTCTATCTAAAGCGGTAGCGTATTGAAAAGCTCCAGTATAACCCGAATCTTCGTGCCAATTGGTAATCTTTCCAATTGGATTCATCCAATGCTGAATGCAGTCCTTGACATCTTGTGTCATGAACGAAGGTGTTCGTTTTCCTGGATAGTTGCCTGTGACGCTAAAGTCTTGTGTAAGAGCAAAGGCTCTGACCGCGTCGGGATTGGTATAAAAGTTATCAATAATCATTAAGTCTAAATTCATAATATTTCAAGTCTCCATGCTGTACTCGTTGTATTTATACGGCTTATAAATAGCCAGACACATAAATATAATAAAGAGGTATTCGATGGCCACTCCTACTACAAAAGCAACATTTAAAGAGTATTGCCTTCGTAAGCTCGGCAAACCAGTAATTGAGATCAATGTCGACGAAGATCAGGTAGATGATCGTGTGGACGAAGCTTTACGTTACTGGTATGACTATCACTTTGATGGTTCAGAAAGAGTATACTACAAGCATGCTATTACGTCGACAGACGTGGCCAACAAGTATATCACTCTTCCAGAAAATATCATTGGCGCAGTCAGCATCTTCTCGATGGGTGATCCTTCGATTCGCTCTGACGACCTTTTTAATATTCGCTATCAGATTGCGCTAAACGATCTCTACACTCTAACTAACGTGTCTCTTGTTCCATACTACATGGTGATGGAACATCTTGCTCTGATGAACGAGCTTCTTGTCGGTAAACAGCCTATTCGTTATTCTCGTCACAAAGATCGACTGCACGTTGATATGGATTGGAACACTGTTGCTGTCGGCGAATTCTTACTCGTCGAAGCTTATGAAGTAGTCGATCCAGAAACATGGACAGATGCTTATAACGATCGTTGGCTTCAGAACTATGCTACGACTCTGATCAAAGAACAGTGGGGTTCCAACCTTACAAAGTTTACAGGCATGACTTTACCTGGAGGAGTGCAGTTCAACGGAGAGAAAATTTATGATGATGCTGTGGCCGAAAGAAGAAAGCTCGAAGACGAGATGATTTCTTCTTATTCTCTGCCGGTTCTCGATATGATTGGATAATACATGTCGACCAACTTCTATTTCAACAACTTTAGTAATAGCCAAGAGCAGGTCTTAATTGAAGATCTGGTTCTTGAGTCTATTCAAATTTATGGGCATGATGTATTCTACTGTCCTCGTACGCTAGTTGCAAAAGATGATGTATACGAGGAAGATTCATTATCACAGTACAACGGTTCTTACTTAATTGACATGTATATTCGCAGCTATGAGAGCTACGAAGGCGACGGTCAGTTTTTATCGAAATTTGGTCTTGAAATCAGAGATCAGGTAACGTTTACAGTTTCTGTTCGTAACTTTATGGACGAGATCGGAAATGTTGAGATGATCGATCGTCCTCAAGAAGGTGATCTTATCTATCTTCCGATGGCCGACCGTCTGATGTATGTCAAGTATGTCAATAAGACTCCTGTCTTTTATCAGATGGGATCGATTCAGATGTATGATCTTGTCTGTGAAATGTTCGAATATAGTGGTGAGCAACTGAATACTGGAATTGCTGCCATCGATAACATCGAAAGAGATCTCAGCCTTAGCCTTGATCTGTACAATATTACAACGTCAGATGGCATGATTCTTATCACTCAAGATGGAACTCCTATTATTCAAAGCGGTTATAGTTTCGAAACACAAGCTGGTGATCCATTCGAAGACAATACTGAGTTCGAGCTCGAAGGAGATGCAATCCTCGACTGGACTCAAATAGATCCTTTTAGTGAAGGTAACGTATAATGTTTGGAAGAACATGGAATCATGATAGCTTAAGAAAATATATCATCGTATTTGGTACGGTGTTCAATGACATCTATATCAATCGTCTGAGCGCAACTGATGAAGTGCTTCAGACTTTAAAAGTTCCTCTGACATATGGCCCAAAAGATAAAGTTCTTGCAAGACTCGAACAAAATCCAGAAATGTTAAATCAAGTTGGTATTGTTTTACCTCGTATCTCATTCGAGATGACTTCTTTAGAATATGATCCTACTCGTAAACTGAATACTCTCAACAAGCTGACGAAACAATCTGCTAATGCAGGCACAGACGACGAAGTCAAATATCAGTATCAGCCTGTTCCTTATGACATGCAGTTTGAGATGAATATCTTGGTCAAGAACGCCGAAGATGGCACTCGTATCGTAGAGCAAATCGTTCCGTACTTTACTCCTGATTTTACAGTGAGTGTCAATCTTGTTCCTGAAGTCGATGGCCCACGAGACATTCCTATCATTCTAAATAGTATCACTTCTCAAGATGAATATGAAGGTAGCTTTGAACAAAGAAGAGCACTGATCTGGACACTTAGCTTTACGATGAAAGGTTACTTGTATGGACCAACGAAGAAATCAAAATTAATCAAACTCGCAGAAACAACATTCAGGCTTCCTGAAGATGTCGAGACAGGAAACACCGATAATACCGCCAATACAATAGTCGTGGCTTCGAGACCTGGACTTACTGCGAACGGACAACCTACTACCAACACTGCTTTAAGTATTTCATATGAAGATATTAAGAGCACGGATAACTATAGCATTATCAATACAATTACTGAGAATATCTAATGAGCAATGAACTTGATAAATTTTTAAACATCGCCTCTGGCGATAACTTACCAGCTGTGATCGAAAAGAAGATGAGTACTCAAGTCTCTGCAGATTTTGAGTATGCTCGCGAGAACATGATGGAAGTCATCAATAAAGGCCAAGAAGCACTCTTTGATTTGATGGATGTGGCCAAACAGAGCC